CTCTTACGTGCTTGACGCAGACGACTATTCGGGTCTTTAGCCGCCTTAGGAAACTTCTTCATTTGTCCTGCAGACCTAGCACAGAATGACTTACGACGTTTTGCATCCTTGCTTCCTGCCTTAACCTTACCCGTAACAGCCGTCTTCAGCTTACTTCCGGGGTTTTTCTTACGATATGCCTTAACACCAGCCTCAGTCATGCCTGCTCCCGACTTGGTTGGTCGGAAGTTCTTCTTGTTTCGCTTGGGCATGTTGTCTGGTTTACGCGCCATCACTTCTTCTTTGCTGTTTGTGATGCACGTTTAAAATTAGCCTTAGAGGGTGCGCCACTGCTACCTGCCTTACGCATCTTCTCTCCACTACCTGCTTTGATACGATTACGTTTGGCTGCGATGTTGGCATATAGACCTTTACGTTTAGTCATAGTCAATTACCTTTCTAGAGTTCAAGGGGCAAGTTACCCTGCCCCCTGAGTGTTAGCATTAGACCCCAGTTTGAACTGCGGCAGTCTGTACTAATTTAGTTGGGTCGCCAATGTCAGCAATCAAAGCAATAACACGGAAGCGAACTACTGCAGAGTCTGCACCCAAGATTTTAACTTGGATAGCATCTGTAGCAATTACAGTGTTAATACCTGCGGCTGTTGGGTGAAAGTTGTAGATAGCATCAGCGTTGCCATCGACACCATCACAGAAGGCATCAATGTCAGTACTAATACCAACATCAAAAGTCACACTAGAGCCACCAGCTTCAAGAACGTCCAAACAACCACCAAGAACGATGGAGTTGTCAGGAAGGTCAATCACCTTGATAACATCGTTAGCTGTAAGGTTGTCATCGGCAGCATCAAAGATTTTTGACTGCACGATGTAAGGACGAATCGCATGAGCGGGATGTCCTACAGTTCCACCACCAGTGATGGTATGGTCAAAAGTAGCCATTAGTCAATCTCCTCTATGCGAAGTCAATGACACCGCGAACAACAGCTTCTTGGCGCAATACTTTTTGCCCAAAAACATGTAGTCCACGAATAACGTCAGAGAACGATTCAGTTGAACGAACCACTTCGGTTTTAGCGATGTGGGATGCAGTAGAAACTGCTGACATGTGACCTGCAAGAATAATATTCTCAGAAGCATCAGTTGCAAGAGTTGCAGATGCGTCAGTTAGGGTCACTTGGTCTGTGCCACCTGTGCTGTTAAGCGCAGTTGACTTGTAACAACGGAAGCCTGCAAATGTTCCCGGCAATGCTAAACCATTTCTCAATGGGGAGCTATTGTCGCCAGTTACTTGAACTTCAGCTAGTTTGTTACCAGCTTGTAGCATCTTCTGATAGAAGATTGGAGGTGCTACAAACCAACGGTTTTCTTCAGGCACAGATTGGTCGTCTAGTAGACGAGCCATAGCTAACATCATGTTGATGCCGTTATCATCTGTTTCAACGTTGATAGGAGCGTTAGCTGTACCAATGTCGCCTGCCGCGGCAGTTGTGGTTAGAGTCGTGCCAGAAACAGCAGACGCGGCAATACCCGCACCGTCTGAGATTGCTTGCAAGACTGTTGCATCGTACTTACGCTTCAGAGCGAATGCACCTGAAGATGTAGCCAATGCTTCAAAGTTAACGTGAGACTGACGCTCTTCAATATCGTCAATCTTAAACGCAAATGCGTTTGCTTGGTCAACAACCATAGTGATTTGGTCATCAGCTAAGTCCTGTGGATTAACCACTGAACCACGCTGATATGATGACACAGTTACTGTAGGCTCTTTAATGACACGAACAGTATCGCCAAAATTTTCAATTTCGCCAGCGTAATCGGTGTTAGTAATATCTTCTACAACCGAAGCACGACGGAAAAACTTGAGAACCTTTTGGCTGAAAATTTCTGGTGCAAAGTTACCACTAGGTAAGTTTCCATATCCAGAAGAAGTAGTGAACGCCATGTTCTAGTTCCTTCCTTGTCTCTTTTTGAGGTTTTTAGGAGTTTAAGTCTATTCGCCCTTCAGTCCTTGCAGCGTCTAATTCAGATTCCATCTGTTCAAACTCCCAAGGTTTCATCTTGGCGATTTCTGAAGATTTGAATGTACGTTTTCCACTATTAGAGTCTGTACGGACATCCCTGACAGGTGTTTTTGTAACGGCATCTGCCGCACTTGCCTGTCTCTTCTTTGTTGGTTTGTTAAGACCAGTATCGGCCTTATAAAGGTCCACTACACGAGCAGCCCATTTTGCATCGGTACTGTTTTTATAGATACCTTCAGCAATTGTTTTTGGCTGTTCTTCGAGCCATGTTAAAAACTCTTGTGAAGATTTAAGCTCATCAAAGTCTGAGTGCAACCGTAGCAGTTCTTCGTACGCTTTCTGCTTTTCTAGTTCCTTTTCTCGTTCCTTGATAGTGCCTATTTCCTGCCGAAGCTGTGACACCTGTGATTCCGTCTGCATAGACGCAACCGTTTGCACTACTTCAAATACATCAGGATAACGTTCCTTAAACTCTTGAAGTTCTTCTTGAGTCCTTGGTGGTGTTACTCCCCTAGGCATTTCAACAGCGCGTTCTTCCATCGTTTTACGAAGAGACGAAAGTTCTTCTTTAAAGTCTGAAACTTTGCTGTCATAGTGTTTTTTAAGGTCGTCATAACGTTTTTTATAGTCGTGTTCAGGCTCAGAAGAGTCTGGTTTACTGACAAAGCTATTTGCATCCTGAGTAGCTGCATTTGTTGCAGGGTCAGGTTGATTATCGTCTGAGGAAGCTTCAACATTTTCTGTAGTATCTTCTTCATCTTTGTATACTTCATCCTTATAATTTCCACGGTATAAATTTTCATTATTTATAGTTCCGAAAGAGTCGTTAGGTTTATTGGCTCTGTGGCCTTTTACTTTTGCCATTTATTTACCTCATAATGCGGGGCTACTTGGCTGTAGGTAGCCGCTTCGGTTATGTCAGGGCCGTAGTACGGGTAGCTGACTAAACTTTAAGGGAACTCAGGAGAGAGTCGCCCTTTAGAATCCATTGGGATAGCAGAATAAAATTCATGCGGACCTATCTGGTCTGCAAATTCTAACAGGTCAGAATCACGCATCCACTGACTATCTGCCCCCGGTTTTGTATAAAATAGTGTATTGTAGGGAAGTCTTTTATAACCTTCCGTTTCAGGGCTTGTAACATTACTAGCCGCTATAAACGCTTTCTTTAGTCCTTTATCGGCTGTCCCATCTATAACTTCATTAAGACGAGCCTCTAATACAGAAGGCTCAAGTCCTGAAAACTGATAAGCTTTATTTGGGTTATTGTCTACGTGTTGTTTTAAAACTTCCTTTACAGTTTTTACGTTTTTAAAATCTTGATAGTCTGAATCTCTTCTGTTTATTATAACTTCAGCAATAGCTTCCATGTCTTCTACTGGAGTAATATTAGATACTGTTTCTGTAAGTAGAGTTAACATGATTGCATCTCTATCAGAAAGAGTAGCCATAAATTTATCTATTTCGCCTCTTTGTCTTTTACGTTGACCAAATTCTTTTAATGCTTCTAATGTCTCTTCAGGTATTTCAATATGTTCGTCGAAAGGGCTAGCTACCTCTCCCCCATTGTTCATATCTAGAAAACCACCCCTAGCCGCGCCTTCTAGTTCCTGACCATTCTCTTCTATCTTACGCTCAGTATCCCTAATGCCACGCTTGTTTATTTTTTCTAAGCGGTCAAGACCAATAATCTTCACCATGTAAGGGGCTACAACAACTTCACCACGAGACACCGCAACGTCAATCATCTTACGAGTAGCTTCTCCTGATGTACCCTGTGATACTGCACCCCTGCGGATTGCTTCTTCGTGTGCGTCAAATAGCATCTTGGATATGTCTTGTTCACCCGCAAACTCTACAGAGGATGCGTTTAGGACGAATGCTCCCTCAGGTAGCTGAGTTGGTCTGTCGTCTGCTACTTCTTGTGCATCTGTTGCTTGGCTAGGAGGCACACCATCTACAAACCCTGACTGACCCCCTTGGTCAGGCACGGGGCCTCCATTGTTCATACCTATGAAACCGCCTCTTGCGTTATCCGACTCAGCGTAGTCCTCATAGTCTTTTTCATCTTGTTTTCTTTTTTCTGTATCCTTTTTATCCTCTTTTTTCGCGAGGTCTGCTTCTCTTTTAGCAGCAGCTAGGTCAGCTATTCTTTGAGCTTCTTTTTGTGCTAAAGCCTGTTCTGTTCTTGACATATTAAGTGCTTTGGCTTCCTGTTCTTTTTGTAACTTTAGTTCTTCTTCTTGGGTTTTTATCCCTGAGTACTTATCCTCATCATCCAAGAAATCCATTTCCATATTGTATACGGTAGACGAAGCTGCGTCACGCAAATTACTTTGAAGAGTGCCACTCCCTGCCCTAGCATTCTGTATAGCACTTAACGCTAAATCTCGTGCCGTTTTAGCATCCATGCCCGGAAAATAGTTCTTAGCCAAGGTTTCCACGTCCGACATCATACCCACAGGAGCATATCCAAACCTGTGAGTATAGATAGCTCCATCCGCTCTATAGAAGCCTGCCTGTTTATTATTAGGGTCTAAGTAGACACCTCCACTCTCCTCAATGCCTGTATTAATCCTCTTGTTACCCATGAATAGCCCACTCTGACCATCCTTATCCTTCTCAAAACGGAAGGTATCGGGGAGTATACCCTTCGATAGAGCTTCTATATTTTTTATCTGTTGAAAAGACAAACCCTGTCTGTTGCCTGAGTAAGTTACGTCCCCCGGACCTCGGACAACCATGAGGTTTCCTATGCTAGCGGCAAACCCCAAGTCCCCTGCGGGGTTAGCCTCCGCTTC